AAAACCTTATAATTTCCGCTTGTCGGCGATAAGATCATTTCCTTATTATCTTACCAGGTGAATGAGGAAGTAGTGAACTAACACTATTAAATAAACATAGTTAGCATGAGATGAGCTAGAATGTCTTTAGAAATTAGAGATATTTATAAATTTTCCGATTGGTACCGTAAGTACACGACAATCATTAGGATGTCATATGATTCAAAACGACCAGATAATAGAAACCAAAGTAGATATTGGTTTTGGTGTTGATTGTTTAGATAGCGAGAGCATGAAATGCGATTACGCTGATATTCAACCAGCAAATACTAGTCTATTGCGTGGATCTGAAATCTTCACAAGCTCTGGGCCTTATAGGAGAAAAGGCATCAAGTGGTATGTAAGATGGATAAATAGCATTCCAAAAGATCAGGTGTTAACCGATGTAGTCATGAAAGATGTTCTAGTTGATAAGATGGGTTACAAAATTCCATTCAAACCAGCTAGTTTATTCGATATACATCAAATGTGGCGAGCATTTGACATGTATGGAATGGGTGTTGATCTTAAATATAGCGAAATACTCAAGATACCAGGTATGAAAGAAGCTTATAGTAGTGCTTGGCGTGCTTTTGGAAGTGATGGTTCTTCACTGAAACCTTTACAAACAGAAGCCGAATATTGGGAAGCAATGACAAAGGATGCATCAGCAGGATTACCTTATTTTTCTTCTAAAGAGAAGTCTTTTCCTTTAGCTTGGGGCAGATACAAGCAAATTCTCAGAGGTGAGAAAAATCCTAATCCATGTCTTGCACAATTTAGAACTCAGCGAGGGAATAAAACTAGATTAGTATGGGCTTATCCTATGGATATGACTCTAGCTGAAGCTAAGTATGCAAGGCCGTTGATGGAAAAATTCAAAACTGGACTGTACCCAGTACCATGGGGTAGATACCGCTATGAGGTAGGTGCTAGATTGTACTCTTCTTTAAATAAAAAGTATAATATAGCTTTGGATTATTCTAAGTTTGACAGTAGTATTAGTTCCGGTTTTATAACTATGGCTTTCAATATATTGAGATCCTGGTTTAAAGAAGAAGATCTAGTTTCTTGGGACATTATTACGAGATATTTCGTGACTACTCCTATCGTTATGATGGATGGAAATTTGTATAAAGGTAAGAGAAAGGGAGTCCCTAGTGGAAGTTACTTTACTAACCTTATTGATAGTATTGTTAATTATATTATCATACAA